TGGCATCTCGCCGAACGACCGGCCGAGGGTGGTCGTTGTCGACAACGACCGTGTCGCGCGGCGCCCGCCGCCGATGATACCGGCGATCGCCGTCGACGCCCGTGACGCGTCACGTCAACGATCCCAATCCGTCGACGACGCTCGGCGCCGAATAATGGAACAACCGCAAGGCAAACCAGATAAGCCTAACGATTAAAACTAAGCTAATAAAAATACTTAAACAAAAATGCGAGATAATTAGTATGATATATAAAATATTTTTAATAAAACTTCTATAACTCATGAGATGAGTTTGATTCTCTAAATGAAGATGAATCGCTTATACATTCTAGATTTCCTAAGAATATTAATACAATTAGTTAAGTATATTGAAAAATAATAATTAACTTTCTTTGATACAAAAAAAAATAATTTATATAAATAATGTCAGATTCTATAATTCCTCAAAGACCTCCACTACCAGCCAATTGGGATGGACCATCAAAATTTACATTAACTATGCAATCAATATTAAGACAATATGTAGATAATTATGATTATTTTGTGAAAAGTTTGCCAACAGCTATAATTATGATTCCGTTGGCATTATTTTTTCTGTCACCGAATGAAAGTAGAGGTATTTATTTATTTGGTGCAATTTTTACAGTAATAGTAGGTTTAATATTCACTCCTTCAAGTGGCGGAGAACATTTTATGAATAATTATCCATCATTTCATGGACTTGTAATAGGATATGCGGTTGGTTATTTGCTTATGGAAAATATAATTCTTGAAAAGGCGGGTTCTATGTTGTCAAGTGGTGTAATGGGATTATTATTATTGGGTATTGTGTCTGGATCTTTAAAAAGTAATAACTCCGCTTCTAAACAAATGTTATATATTGGAATAGGATGGCTTTTAGGTATAGTTATTGGTATGTTTTTTTCGTATGCTGAATTCAAAACATTAAATCCAAATGTTGATAAAGAAATTGAAAGCAAAGAAAAAGAATAAATATTTAAACCTATTTAATAATAAAATACATAACGTGTAATATAACAATATAATATGGATAAAACTAATTTACAACAGCCAAAAAATGAAGAAAAAAAGGATGCTTTTGAATTTGTGAATAATATATTTATTAATAAAGAAACATGGGGTCCTTTCACATATGGAGATGATAAAAGAATAAATATATATGATATAGTTGGTATTTATAAATACAATTAATAATATATGATTAGCGTATTTGATGTAGTATTTCCTGGTTTAACAATTGTATTAATAGGTACAATATCATATGTATTTGCAGAAGGCGATCCTTTAAATAATAACAACGAATATTAAGTTTTAAAACGGTAATCTATATTGAGTTACATTAATTTTACCAAATTTGGGAAAAGGTTTCTTTTTTTCTTTTAATTCATGTGATTCTTTTAGATATTTGTACTCGATTAAAGTGATTTCATCTCTCATATACATATCTTCTAAATTTTGTTTTGAAATATCCTTTTCATTAACTTTGTATTCGTTGTCAGTTTTTTCAACAGTTTTTTCTGTATCTTTGTCATCAATTTTCTTCATAATATTTGAATAATATTTATCAAGTCTTTCATAATATTCTTCTAAATCATCATATACTTCTTCAAAATAATCATTATCGTAATTTTTTGTATAAATAGCCGTTTTCAAATCATAATTGAATGTTGGACTAATATAATTAATTGATTTTTTAGTATAAAAGTTTTTGTAATAAAAGGCTTCACAAAATGTAAAGAGGAAAATACAGAAATTCATATTAATAATTTGTGTGTTATATATAAATTTGATTAACTAATCATTTTTTTGTTTATTTTGTATAATTTACAAATTCAAGATTATTTTCAACAAAAACATGTGATAACATTTGATGAATATGAGAAACAGTTAATACACTAAAATCGACTTTAGTGTCTTTTATTTCTTTTATTCTTTCATCACGAATAATATCGTCTAAATCTTGTTTATTGTCTAATGGAATTAAAACTTTTTTGATTCCAGCACGTAAAGCTCCTTGAATTTTAGATTCAAGACCACCAATAGCAGTAACATTGCCATTTAAATCTATTTCACCAGTCATAGCAACATCATTTCTAATTGGTATGCTTGTTAATTGTGATAAAATGGCTAGAGTAATGGCAGCTCCAGCAGATGGTCCATCTTTTGGTGTACCACATTCTGGTGTATGTACATGAAGAGCAAAAACTTTAGATTTATCTTTTTCGGGTAATATATTTAAAGATAATTTCAAATCATGAGGAATAAGATTCCATGCAATTGTTTTAGCACATTTAATACTTTCTTTCATTACATCTCCTTGATTGCCCGTTAAAATCAAATCTAAAAATGTTTGACTATAGGCTCTAAAAACTTCAATAGTTGTTAGTCCGCCAATACCAGTAGAAGTAGCATATAATCCGTTTATTAGTCCAATTTTAGGTTCACTATGAATAGGTTTAATAATAATTTTGTGTTTTTTCCTTAAAATATCATTTACAATATCTTTTGTAATTTTAAGTGGTAATTTTTGATTTTGCTTTTCAATTATAGATTTAAGATTAAATTCTCTAATAATATCAAACAAAATTTCCTTTAGCTTTCTAATTCCTGCTTCAAAAGTATAAGTTTCAATTATATATGATGATATTTCATCACTAATTGTAATATCCCCTTTAGAAAATCCAACAATATCTAATATAGACGGTAAAACATAATTATTAATAATATGTAGTTTGTCTGGTGTAGAAAGTGGATTTGTTTTAATTATATGCATTCTATCTCTTAATATAGGATCTATAAGAGATGGGTCATTAAAAGACATAATAATAAGAGATTTTGATAAATCAAATGGTATTCCAGAAAAATATCTATCTTCAAAATGATCATTTTGTGTAGAATCTGTAAGATGAGTTAATATACCAGTAATTTCACGACCATGTTCAGTACGACTAACTTTATCAACTTCATCTATATAAATAATCGGATTCATACAATTTTTTTCAATTAGTATATCAACAATTCTTCCCCAAGTAGAACCAACATATGTAAAATTATGACCTACAAGTGTTGATGCATTTGAACTTCCTCCAAGTGTTAACATTGCAAAAGGTCTTGGTTTATTATCAGAATCTAATAAGCATTTGGAAATACCAAATTTAGCTAAAGTTGTTTTACCATTACCAGGAGGTCCTTGAATACCTATAACGGTGCCATCACTACTCCCATTAATCCATTGTCCAACAAGTCTTTGTATTTGTAATTTAGCTTCATCGTGTCCAAAACATGCCTCATCTAATTTATCCTTAACGCTAGCAATATATTCTCTTTTTTCAATTTCATATAATTGCCAATTATTTACAAATTCAACAAGTTCAGTATAAACTGATTTTTCTGAGAAAAAAGTCTTAATAATATTATTATTAATTTCTTCTTCTTCTAATATATCAACTGATACTGGTCTATAAGATTTTCTTCTTTGTAATGAACCATTTACTAATGATATTTTTTCATCAAAAGAGCTATCACTATCATCACTAAATCTTGATCTTTTACCAAAAATTGGTTTTTCAATAGATTGTGTTGATATTTTTTTAGTTAGTTTCCCTAAATTCTGTATTATTGTATGTCTTTTATTATCAACTAATGATTGTTTAACAATATCTTTAGATGAATCTTTGTTGTTTATTTCTTCTATTATTTTTATGTCTAGTTTGTCTACTTTGATAGAAGAGTTAATTTTTTTGATACGAGAAACTATAGTACAAATATTATGACTTGTTTTTATAGGCATTGTTGCAACTTTTTTGTATTTATCGAAATGTTTCATTTTTCTTTGTAATACACAAATTGTGTCTCTGAATTTTTCAAGCTTATCAATAACGACATGTTTTTTATATTTACCAAAAGGAATTTTTAAGAATCCATCTAACCATTGTTGGGCTTTGCCACCACCTTCAGAAGAATTCACACTTTTCAATTTATCAACAGCTTTTGCTTTAGCAGAATCAGGTGCTTTTGAAATTAGCAAACGTTTATCATATGGTATTTTATCTATACCAAGATCCATTTTTGTAATCATTTCAGAAGTCTTTTTGTAAGAATATTCAAATCTTTTTTGAATTGTCCAATCCATGTGGCAATATATATCATGAACAGTTGATGAAGAATTATCACTATTCATAAGAAAATCGAATAATACTGTCGCAACATATCGTGTATTTTGTTCATAAAGTAAAAGAAGAGTTAGCATATAAGTTTTTGATTCAACATCTCCATTCATAAAATGAGCAACAAGTATGTTTAATGGCATTGCTTTGTATTCTTTAGCATTCGAAAAAGCAACACATATAGTACTTACAATATCATTAACATTCTTTCCAACTATATCGTCTATTCTCATTTGATCCAAAAATCCATATTTGAAATCATTCGAAATATGAGTACTATGTGATAAACGTTCTTTTATTTCAGTAAATCTATCACTAAAAAATGAATACATTTGACATAGTTTTATTGAATCTTTCTTGAAATTTCCAAATATATTATATTGAATATCATCTATAAAATCATAAATAGTAATTCTTGTGTGTGTTTCTGAAGAATCAATCATTACTTGATCTTCTGGAGATTCAATAGGAATCATTTCCTCATCTTCTACTTTTAAATAACGAAATGGAACAAAATATTTCTCTACAAAATCCAGTTTTTCACTAAAACTGTTTGTTTTTGGACTATCTAAATCAATAAACTGACCATTGTTATTCATTATCCAATTTAACAAGATACGTAAATCAGAACAGGTTATATAAGTCAACAGGTCGGTTATTTTTAATTCTGCTTTAGTTGCATAAAAATGTTTTTTTATTAACTTGCCACTATTAGTTTCACATAAATACTTTTGTATATCATTCAATTTAGATTTATATAAATGATATGAATTTGTACTTATTTTTTTACTCCCAAAGTTTTTATCAACATTCTTTATTATAGACATCGTCATTTCATTACACCTATAAACTCGGTTACTTAAAAACGAAATACATCTCCGGATTTCTTTTATATTTTTCTGAAAAATAACTATTCCTTTATGAGAGTCCATAATATGATTAAACTATTTAACAAATCCGATCATTTAAAATTCGGCATTTATAGAAAAAGCTTTAGATGTATTACTGGTTACAGGATTTTTTGCACTTACACCAGCTTTTGAATACTCTGAAACACGTTTTTCAAAGAAATTTGTTTTTCCTTCCATACTTATCATTTCCATGAAAACAAACGGATTCTTTTTATTGTATAATTTAGGACATCCCAGTTGTACAAGCAATCTATCCGCCACAAATTCAATATAATCAGACATAGAACGAGAATTCATACCAATCAAATTACATGGCAATGCTTCACAAATAAACTCCTTTTCTATAGAAACTGCTTCACTAATTATTTTTGTTATAGTTTTTGTTTCTAATTTTTTTGCAAATTTATGATAAACCAAAATTGCAAACTCTGTATGTAATGCTTCATCTCTACTAATAAATTCATTACTTAAGCACAATCCTGGCATTAAACCCCGTTTCTTTAACCAAAATATAGAACAAAATGCACCTGAAAAAAAGATACCCTCTACTGCAGCAAATGCTACCAGTCTTTCTGCAAAAGAAGATTTTTCATCAGCAATCCATTTTGTTGCCCATGAAGCTTTTTTATTTATACATTCAAAATTATTGATTGCATCAAACAATATTGTCTTTTTTTCATAGTCCTTTATTAGTGTTTCAATCAACAAAGAATACGTTTCACTATGAATTGTTTCTGCCGCAGTTTGAAATGCATAAAATGCTCTTACTTCTGGTATATCAATATCATTCATAAACCGCTCAACTAAATTTTCAAGAACTATACCATCACTTCCCGCAAAAAAAGCTAATACCATTGATATAAAATGTTTATCATCTTCACTTAATTTTTGCCAATCTACAACATCTTTTGCTAAATCGATTTCTTCAGCTGTCCAAAATGCAGCCACTTGTGCCTTATACATACTCCACACATCAGCATGTTCTATCGGAAATAAAGTATATCTTTTCATTTTGGAATCAGAATTGTTTGCTTTTACTTCATAATTTGACATTGTCTATATTTATATTATATTTATAATATCAATTTGTCCTTAAATGTTATTTTTACTCAGAAATTTCGGCAATTACAGTGATTTTTTTATCATTTTGTTCAAATTTTTTACCTACTACAATTATTTTTATTTTGTCGCCTTTGTTTGAATTGTTCAATATTTCTATCTTTTTTGGATTGTTACACAAATCACGAGGTACTATTATCACCAAAGGAGACTTTTCATTATCAAGTCTTCCTAAAATACCTATCTGATTCTTTGTTACTACTTTACATTCCAATTTCATACCCGGATTAGGATTGCATAAAGTAAATTCATAATTTACTTGCATTGAATAATTCAATTGTAATGCTTCCAAAGGAAAACTAATATTACTCCTATTTATTAATTTTACTGTGTTTGGAATTACATAACCATTACCAATACATCTACCCTCAATTTCTTCTTTTATTTTTTGAATTGCCATATTATCAATTGAATTTGTAAAATCACCCCCATCTTGTATATTTGATTCAAATTCCGCAGAATTAAAACCAATTCTTGTTGTATCTATTTCTTGTCTGCATATTGATGACAAATTTTTATCCATTATATCTAATACTATGATTTCAATTTAAGTTATAATCATTTTTATATATTAAAAATGATTCATAAAGATAAAATCAAAACATAAAACTACATTTAAGCAAAAAGTAAAATATGGTTGATATTGAAGATTTATCAAAATCTTGCTCACA